GAGTGCAACAAAAGTAAAAAGTAATTTAATGGATGGCAGAGATGCATTCAAGCCATTTAATTATCCGTGGGCATATGATTCATGGTTAAAGCACGAACAGAGTCATTGGCTACACACAGAAGTCCCAATGGCTGAAGACGTTAAAGATTGGAAGAAAAAATTAACAGCAGAAGAAAAACATTTTCTCACAAACATCTTTCGTTTCTTTACACAAGGTGATATTGATGTTGCTGGTGGTTATGTAAAAAACTATTTACCATATTTCAAACAACCAGAAGTGCGTATGATGTTGCTTGGCTTTGCCGCTAGAGAAGCATTACACGTTGCCGCATACTCACACTTGATTGAAACGTTGGGTCTGCCAGATACAACATATAATGAATTCTTAACATATCAAGAAATGAAAGACAAGCACGATTATGTGTTAGACATTTCAAATGCGAATGGTGACTTGCAATCTACTGCTACACATATTGCAGTCTTCTCTGCTTTCACCGAAGGTATGCAGTTGTTTAGTTCTTTTATTATGTTACTTAACTTCCCACGCACAGGTAAGATGAGAGGCATGGGACAAATTGTTACTTGGTCTATTGTAGATGAGACACAGCATTGTGAATCTATGATTAAACTATTCAGAACATTCGTTCAAGAAAATAATGAAATTTGGAATGACGAATTAAAATCTAAAATATATACTATTGCAGAACGAATGGTTGAACTTGAAGACAAGTTTATTGATTTAGCATTTGGCATCAATGAGATGGAAGGTCTGACTTCAGAAGAAGTTAAAAAGTACATTCGTTACATTGCAGATAGACGCCTTATCAGCCTTGGACTAAAAGGTATTTTTAAAGTTAAAAGAAATCCATTACCTTGGGTTGAAGAAATGATTAATGCTCCAACACACACTAATTTCTTTGAGAACAGAGCAACCGATTACGCAAAAGGTGCTACAAAAGGCGATTGGGCAGATGTGTGGGGTAAAGCCGCATGATAAATAGATTAGTAATTTTACATCAATCAATAGGAGAAACTAAATGGCTATTCGACTAAAATCAACAAGAGTTCGCCCAAATACTGGAGTTCAATGGGTTTCAATGCCACCCAATGAAGATCCGGCGATTGCATATTATAATTCAAAATACAATGATTCGAAAAAAGCGGTTATAATTTCATTTTCTGAGACAGATTTGCAGATGGTCATTGTTAGAGAATTCAATAGTGTTGGAGATAAAGATGCATATATTGCAGAGTATGCAGACACATCTTCTCCGCTATACACAAGAACACAATATAACACTACTAATGGAATTACACTAACACATGAAACTATTTAAACAATTATTTTGGGTGTTGTGTATTGTTATTGGCTTTGCATTTCCTTTGTGGAATGCACATGCACAAACAGGAAAACAAAAACCAGGAGTTATCTATGACGCTAATATTACTAGGGTTATTGATGGCGATACTGTTGCGTTTGAAGCGGCTTGGTTACCAGACCCACTCAAAAAAGAATTAAGCATTCGTGTCTTTGGTGTTGACACACCAGAAAAAGGATTCAGAGCGCAATGTCCAAAAGAAGATGTGATGGGACAAAAGGCTACAGAATTTACAAAGAAAGCAGTTGTTTCCGCACAGAAACGTCAAGTCATTTTAATGGACTGGGACAAGTATGGTGGTCGTGTTCTTGGTGACGTTATCTTAGATGGAAAGAGTTTGCGTCAAGCATTGATTGCAAACGGTCTAGCCCGTGAATATTACGGCGAGGCTAAAACTTCTTGGTGTAATTAATTGAGGTGTTCATGTGGAGACTATGGGCAAAAGCACTAGGACACAAAGCTAGTGATTGTGATAAAGAATCGGACAAAATTGCAATCATCAGAACATGTATTGTGCTTTGCTATATAATAACGAACCTGTTTATTGTAGCGGGTGTTATAAGGCATTGGTAAAACATGGCACACATAGTAGCAAATCTTCCCGCAGTTAAATGTTTTGTACGCAAAGAATTTCTCTATGATTTCGAAAGTGGTCATGGAGAATTAATTCCTTGCTGGTGGATAAGTATAAAGAGTTTGAGGGGTCAAGCATTTCGCATAGAAGCATATCTAAATGAATACGGCGCACTATACGACAAATTGCCATTACATGCATTCTGCTGGAAAGAAATAACAGATGAACTGCCCCTCGACCAATTACAATTGTGGGATTGTTTGTCATATGACATTACTGTAATTAAAAAAGCACAATTACAATCTCAGAAATGTAAATTCAAAACCAAGACTGGTGATTGGCAATTCGGAGAGTACATGTTTACTGTCGATTCTGCACATCCAGATTTCAATGTACTAGATACAGGATTCAGCGAAGATGTTGAAGACCATAAATCTTATAATTTTATTAAATGTGACAATGGTCAATTTGCGGCACAGCCGAACAATAGAATGCTGATTCTAGAACCTAGTAGTAACCCAAAGGAACTTAAGATTCCCGATTTCAAAGTAGCAACCAAGCGTTGGTCTGTAGAGACTGAAGCAAAGTGGGCACTAGGAAGCACAAGTACTGTAATGTACGAATAAGGAGAAATAAAAATGACAACATATAACGTATTTTGCGATTCGTGTTCGGCTGAGTATTCAGTAACACCATTGGCAGGATTAGATAACACACCCCCAACAAATTGCGCTTATTGTGGTTCGGAAATAGCCGAAGAAACAATATTAGAAAAAAATCAAGAATGGTCTGATGATGATTTTGACAAATTAATAGAAGATGAGTGGTCCTCGGACGAAGACGATGCATTCGGAAGACGATAAATGATTATCGCAGGAGTAGATTATTCTCTGACATGTCCTGCAATGTGTGTATTTGATCTTGAAGATGGTGATTTTAGTTTTGAGAAATGTCATTTTTATTTTCTGACACAATCTAGAAAATATGATGTACAATTTAAAAACATAACAGGTAAATTTTTTGACCACGAAGGAATGACTGACATACTAAGATACGATGGTATATCAAATTTCTTCATTGATAGATTGTTGGAGACAGACAAAGATTGCCACGTATTCCTAGAAGGATATTCTATGGGATCAAAAGGTAGAGTGTTTAACATTGCAGAGAACGCTGGCATTTTAAAATACAGACTATGGTTGTTTGCCGTAGAATGTACAGAGATACCACCAACAGTACTTAAGAAATATGCTACTGGTAAAGGCAATGCAAATAAAGAACGAATGCAAGAAGTCTTTGAAGAATTCAACGACATTCGTTTAAAAGAAGAACTACATATGACTGAGAAGCAATGGAATCCTTCTTCCGATTTGATTGATGCATATTGGCTATGCAAATATGGATTTGACAAGTTGACATCCGAAACAAAATAGAGTATACTCTATACATTATAGAAAGTGATAATCATGGAAGAAGAAAAACTTAGTTCGTTGTTTGGTCTAGACGATGCTAAAAAACCTAGACAACCAAAAATACTAGGACAGTTATACACGCTCTATTTGGTTGGAGAAATAACAACACCAGAAGACTACGTTGAGTGGTATGAAATAATTAGAAACTCAACAGAAAATGATGTTATCAAAATTCACATCAATTCTCCCGGCGGTAATTTATTTACTGCTGTACAATTGATGCGTGTCATGGCAGAATCTCAAGCTAACATTTTAACCTCAGTAGAAGGCGCATGTATGTCTGCCGCTACGATGGTATTCTTGTCTGGTGACGGATTCGAAATCTCAGAACATTCTATGTTTATGTTCCACAACTATTCAGGTGGAACTATAGGCAAAGGTGGTGAGATGTACGACAACATCATGTATGAACGTAAGTGGTCTGATAGATTCATGCGTAGTGTATATGCCGGATTCTTGACAGACGATGAAATTAAGTCTATACTAGAGAACAAAGATATCTGGATGGAACCACAAGATGTATTCAAGCGATTGAATAAACGTGGAGAAGATATGATGAAAGACGCCGAGGCTAAACTCAAAAAGCCTAGAGCAAAACCGGTGGCTAAGAAACCTCCTGTTAAACAAGTGAGAAAAACAAATGTCAGAAAACCAAAAGACTCCTGATGGTCTATTTTTAGTATCTTCAGCTATACACACAAATCATGGCATCTATAATGCTGAACAAAGACTAGAACAAACAGTAAACACACTAAAGTCAATCAAACAAAGGTGTGATGTTGACATTGTTCTTCTTGATGGAGGTTTAACATCACCAACAGAAGATGAACGAAATCTTTTAGGTGAATATACAAAAGGTATCATTAGTTTTTCAGATGCGCCTTCTATGAAAGATATCTTAGTTATTCCTAGTCAAGATATTGTAAAGAATATGGCAGAGATTGTCATGTTTGGTTCAACGTTTCAGGACATTGGTGTTGCTGGTGAATATAAAAAATACAAACGAATTTTTAAGATGAGTGGAAGATATGTGTTGAATGATAACTTCAACTATCAAACACACATTGATGCAAAAGATAAAATCATCATTCGTGGTCCGTACACTAGTCAATTTACATCGGCGCAAACTGGTGGAGTCATATTTCAATACATGAGTAGACTATGGAGTTTCGATGCAGAATTACTTCCTGACATTGCAGAAGCCTATGGTAGAATGTTTAGAGACATGAATATGGTTTTGAGTAGCGGTGGATACATTGATATAGAACATTTATTGTTTACACATTTAGATCCATCACGTATTCAGAAGATTGCAAAAATTGGAGTTGAAGGAAACATTGCCCCTAATGGAACAGGAATTTCAGAATGAATTATAAAATTTTTCAGATTTGCTTTGAACATAATCAAATACCACAAGTTGATTCTTTGCTAACACCATTTGATAATACAAAGAATGAACGTCCAGAGTTGAGAGAGTTTCATTCGTTCAATCGTATTATTGATGAAGGCTTTGCAGATGACTTAGATGCATGGGGTGTGTTTGGTCCTCGCTGGCAAGATAAGATGCGACATTCATCACAAGTTATTGTTGATGCAATTGAAGACAATCCAGACGCAGACGTTTGGATTTTTAATCATGCAAGAGTACAAGATGCATTCATGTATAACGTATGGGAACAAGGCGAGTACTTTCATAAAGGAATTCGAGAAGTCACTATAGCCGCACTTAAAGCAGGTGGCCACGACACTACCGCAATTGAAGTTGTAATGACAGATGCTACATGTTATTGCAGTTACTTTGTCGCAAGAAAAGAATTCTGGTTAGACTATATTGCATTTGTTAAAGATGTTAAAGAAAAATTAGAAACATTAACTGGACCAGAAGCCGACATTTATCATGGTAGTGCAAACTATGGTAGAGACCCAAATCTGAATTTGTTTCCATTTATTGTTGAAAGATTGTTTTCTACATTCTTGCACATGAATACTAAGTATAAAATTCATAGCAGAAAATATGACTACAGCGTTTATAAACCTCAAGTGAACGATTTTTATAAAATTATAGAATCGATGAACGAGTTGAAGAGACTAACATTGACTCAGGACTCTCCAGATTTATTTCATCATTGGAATCAACTAAGAGTGTATTTTATTAAAATGTATCCGGAACTATTTAACTTAGACTAAGCATTATGATTATTGACTTGTTTCGACCTACTATAGAATGGATTAAAGATGATTTTAAGTCTAACAGAATTCGCTTTGCTGTTGAGTTGCTTGCTTG